AAAATTTCTTTCTGGGGACATCGATGGTCCGACCTTCCAGTAGGCCGAGGCACCATTCATTCGGATGATGAGAAAGCTTGGGTTGAGGGGCAGTTCTTCCTTGACACTGATGTTGGTCGAGAAACATATAAGACTGTCAAGAACCTTGGAGAGCTCCAGGAATGGTCTTATGGATTTGATATTAATGAATTAGATATGGGACAGTTTCAGGGAGAGAAAGTTCAATTTCTCAAAGACCTTACAGTTTACGAGGTTGCTCCAGTATTTAGGGGAGCGGGAATTGGAACAGGTACTACAGAGATAAAAGCTCTCAATGAACTTGAAAAACGAATCAGGAAGATTGAGAAACATTATAAACAAGACTATGAGGAAATGGACGATGCAAAACCAGCTCCTCGTGATGGCGAGAACGAGGAAGAATTTATTGCTCGTTGTATTCCGATTGTTTTAGAGGAAGGCACAGCAGAGACTCAAGAACAAGCTGCTGCAATCTGTTATTCCTATTGGGAAGAAAGAAAAAATAAATTAGGTGATTCCTCGAAGGACAATGAGGATGAGGACGAAGGTGAGGCTGGCAACAGTAAACCGAGCGGATTCACTCCTGAAGTCATTCGGGTTTTTACACAACTTGACTTAGATTAATTCACTAAAATATTACTTATAGGAGGTAATACAATATTATGTTGGAAAATAAATTTAATCTGAAATATCGCAAACTCCTAAAGGAAATGCGCGATATTGCAGATACCGCGATGGCGGAAGACCGCGACTTTACTGAAGCCGAGAAAACCCGCCTCAATAACATGTCAGAAGAAGCAAAGAAATTAAAAGCTTCTGCTGAAACTGTTAATCAGCTATTTTCTCTTGATGAAGAGATTTCCATGGACGAACCTCGTTCAGGAAAGAAAGAATTCAAGGGGGATGTTGGTCGACAGTTGACTGAAAGCGAACAGTATAAACGCTGGTTCAATAGTATTGCGATGAACGGCCGTATTCCGGATTCCTACAAAGGGATTCGCTCACCATCCTTTGAAGTTGATAGCTTCAAGGTATTGAATAAGGCTCCACTTCAAGGTGGCGCTGAAGCATACGGTGGAGCATTCGTGACACCAGATGACACTGGGATTTATGAGCCTTTGGGCCGCTATCCTACTGTTGTTCAGAATCTAATTTCCATCCGCCAGACAGACAGTGACACGGTTGAATTCGTTCGCCAGCTCACTCAATTAGATGCTGCTGCTAACGTTGCAGAATCACAAACCACAGATGGTCCTACTGCTAACACTACAACCGGTGAGCTCGAATATCCTACTAACGGTGGGTATAAGCCACTTGGTGATTTCACCTTTGAACGGGTGAGCCAGACAGTGAAGACGATGGCTGTTGCTGTAGGCGCAACCAAACGTTCACTCTCTGATGCTGCTCAGCTCAGGGGAATTATCAATCAGGAATTACGCGAGGACCTCGCTGACCATTTGGAGAGCCAAATCTTCACTGGTGATGGAACTGGCGAAAACCTGACGGGGATTAAAAATACTTCTGGTATTTTGACTCAAGCGTTTGCTACTGATATTCTGACTACGACACGTCAGGCTATCACGAATCTTGCTACTAATGGTAAACAACGACCAACTGCTTGGGTATTCCATCCTTCAGATTGGGAAGCTATTGAACTATTGAAAGATAGTAACGGCCAATATTACTACGGTGGACCTATTGGTCGGGGTACTCCTCGACTTTGGGGCGTTCCAGTAGTTGAATCCTATCACATTTCTGCAGGTATTGCCTATCTTGCCAACTGGCGCAAGGCTGTACTTTGGGACCGTGAACAGGACTCAATTTCGATGACTGACTCCCACAGTGATTGGTTCCTCCGCAACATGGTTGCAATTCTGGCAGAGAAACGGGTTGCCTTCGGGCTGATTCGCCCATCTGCTTTCGTTGAAGTTGCATTGTCAGTATAAATCTGATAAATTAATTCACTAGACTAAATCGGGTTCTAAGGGCTGTTTCTTCAATTACCCATATAAACATATAGGGTAACTGGGCTACAGTTCTTAGAATCTCTCTAAACCACCTTAGAATTAATTATACGCTATGATTACAAGCAATTATATAAAGAAAAAGGATAATAATATGACAGGACCATTAGTATATGTAAAAATTGGGAAGAATGCTTATCGCAAAATGTATAAAAGCGAAGCGATAGCACAGGGTTTCGAATTTAAGGAACAGGGACAATCTTTGGATAAAGAAGTGAAAAGACCTCAGGCTAACAAAGAGCCAAGTGATTTTGTAAAAGATGATTTCACTGAGATTCATGGGGTCGGCTCTACTACAGCAGAACAATTAAATGAGCATGGTATATGGACCTTTGACCAGCTCTTATATGCTGATGTTTCATTCCTTAATTCTAGAGGACAATCAGCAGTTGAGGACTGGCAGAAAAGATTACTGGAGGACTAATAGATGGCAGACCAATTTTGTACAGTTCCAGATGTAGAATCTTTCCTCCAAATTGATATAGAAGGGATTGAAGCAGTAACATCGTGTGAGATGGCTATTGAAAGTGCGACAGCGGCAATTCGTAATTATACTAATCAGAAAATTTCAGAAGTAGTTGATGATACAATTACGATTGACGGGCATGGTAGAAAAGAAATTTATCTCCCGGAAATTCCAGTTCAATCTGTTACATCAGTGACTGAAAATGGTATTTCTCTTGTTGAAACAGTTGATTTTGTTTTAGGTCAATTCGGAATTTTACATAGACTAAACGGGTATGTTTGGTTGGAAGGATTTAATAATATAGAAATTGTTTATACTCATGGCTATTCAGTAATTCCCGAGGCTATTAAGCAAGTTGCTATTCGTTCTGCTGCAAGAACATATCAGGCAGGATTAAGAGCACGTGAAACAGCTGGAGTTCCTGGAATTTCTGCTTTGAAGTTAGGGGATTATTCAGTTCAATATAGTTCAGAGCGGGGCGGAGGAATGGGAGAGGGCATTTTGGGAGTTTCAGCTGCTCAATTATTATTAAATGAAGATAGAAGAATTTTAGATAAATATAAACATAAGAGGATTTGATGTTTCCATCATTACTGAATCGAGAATTTGAGCATTACAGAAAAACACGAACAACAGATGGCTATGGTGGTTGGGAAGAAGTTTTTGTTCAATTACCTAATTTCAGGGGGCGGCTCAGGCCAGTAGAAGGAAAAGAACAAGAATGGGCTGAATCCCAAATTCGACAATTGATGTATGTTCTTTATACAGAAGCTAATTTGGATATTCGCCGGGGGGATAAAATTCTGATTGATGACCATGAGTTAGAGGTAATGTTAGTACGAGAACCAAGTCAGGCAGGACACCATTTGGAGATTGATTGTAAGGAAATTCAGAAGGAAAATCAATATGTCACAGGTAGTTGAGTTTCGAAGCTGGGAAGCGGATAAATTAATCTCTCATATTGGAGAGAATATTCAAAGGAACGCAGAACAGACAGGAGACTTCATTTATACTCAAGCTAAGAAAAACCTTGATGCTATACAGACTCCTGCTGATGCTCGTTCAAAAAATTATAGGTATTATCTCTCAAAATATATTCTCACACATTTTGTTGAAAGAGAGAAAGACCTCATTAGTATTTATGTTGGAATGAGAATAGGTAAAAACGGGCAGAGACACCATGGCTACTATATTGAAACTGGTTCGCATACTGCTCCAGCAAAGCCTTATCTTCGGAATGCTTTATTTAATAATCTCAGGGATGTTGTGGCAATGTTAACAGGAGATGCATAAAGAATGATTATACAAACATTATACGAGCATTTAGTTTCTGATGTAACACTCACGAATATGCTCGCAACTTATGAAGGAGAACCTGCTATTTTTACAGCTACTCCTCCTGGGGATGCTAATTTACCTTACATTATCGTAGGACCAATAATTGCTCAATCTCCTGCTGATACCAAAACAACTCGAGGACAATTTTATCGAGTTGATGTTAGATGTTATACAGATGCAACTGGAAGTTCTCTTTTGGTTGATGAAATTGCAGAACAAGTGAGACTTGTTTTACATAGGCAAGAAATTTTTACAGATAGGTTTAATTGGGTCTTCACAATATGTGATGGGCCTATTAGTTCAGATGAGGATGATGCATATGGACGTCTACTCACACCACAAATTACAGTACAATTTTAAACTAGGAGGTTTAAATAATGATTAACGGCTCAGATATACTTTTATTTGTTAATACCGGTACACCGGAACTACCATCTTACGAAGCAGTAGGTTCCCAACGGGATGTTACCTTCGAAGAGAATACAGAAGAGATTGATGTCTCTTCTAAGGACCAACGCGAAATGCGGGTTATTGCTGGACGATATAGTGCTAATATTTCATTAGATGCACTTTATGTTCCTGACGACGCTGCATTTTTAGCTTTACAAAATGCTATGCGAAATGGTGAATTAATTCTAGTTCAACGCCAGGAGGCGGGAGTTGCATTAGAAGAGGCTGACGCATTGATTACTTCAATGTCCAGCTCATTCCCAGACCAGGGTGAAGGCACAATCTCCATTTCGCTCACGATTGACGGAGCATGGACTCCTTCAGCATAATCTTTAAGGAGATTACTAGATGACTATTGGAACAGAACGAATTATACAATCAGGTGACGAAGAGATTCGAATTCTTTATACAAATCGCGCTTTAGCAGAAGCTGAAGAGTACTTGGATAAGGGAATTATTGAAATTCTCCAGGGTTACGAATCAGGAACTAGTGGGCTTCGAGATACTGCTGCATTATTGAGGGCAGGGATGGAAGCTGCACGTCGAAAAGCAAGGACAGGTAAACGCCCAATTTCAATGAATGATGCATATGATGTTCTTGATAATGTTGGTTTTGGCGAAGTTGCTGCAGAAGTTATAGAAGCAGTAACTGAAGTTCTAAATCCCCAGGATAACTCGGGAAACTGATAGACCAGGATTCTTCTGATTCAAGACCATTCACTTGGGAAGGATTCCTGGAAGAAAGTTTTAAGGCTGGATTAACTTCAGATGAATTTTGGGAGATGACTCCAGCTGAAACATATATGGCAATAAAATCTGCTCAAGAGATTGTTAGGGCTGAAAAGAATCAGCGAATGTGGATGGCCTGGCATACTGCTGCATTTATTAGAGCTAAGAGAATGCCAAGACTAGGACAGTTTTTGGATGTTCCTGATGCTAGACCCCTTAAGGGCGAAGAGGCAGAAAAACGAAGAGCAGAATTCAAAGAAATGGTAAGTAATTCAAAATACA